TGTTTTAACCTTGTAGCGGCGTGCACCAACTTGACGAATAATATCAGCAACTTTACGAGTACCACCTGTTACGTATGCAAACGGTGTAAGTGCGTTTTCTTGATTGGTACTTGAACCAGGTGCACCTGAATCAGTTGTTAACACAATAGTACCTACTGGAGCTGCACCAGTAGTAGCTGAGTAAGTAGTAACTGTAAATGTTTCTGCGCCAGTATAACCAGATCCTTTTTCATTGATAACAGCACTTTTAACACTAAAGTTAATATCAGTTAAGAATGTAGCAGGTCCTGAATGGGTGCCTGTCTTAGTAATATTGACACCAGTTGTGTCAGTTGGTAAACTACCATATGCAACACCACTACCTGCAGTTGTTGTAAATGTAGCATTTGTTCCGCTTATACTAGCAACGGTAATAGTTGGACTACCACCGGCTGCATAAGTGTATGTATCACCGACTGATAATCCTGCTTTGCCTGCGCCTGTTGACACACTTGCAACTTCAAAAGTAACTGCCCAAGTTGCTTGTACACCGCCGGGCAACGTTGGAGCTGGAAGTGCTAACCCTATTAATGGGCTATTTGTAGCATCATTGCCACGGAATAGACCTAAGTTAGACCAATTGATACTAGCGATGCCTTCACCACCAATTTTATCATCAGTAGTACCTGTTGTACCGATGTTGCGATTACCAAAATATTTTTTGTTTAGATTTGATGCCATTTTATTTTTCCTTTAAGTTATGGGCGTTCTAGGCCTACGCAGTGGCTTACTGCGTAAACTCTCATTCAAGAGCGAACATTATATTTATCTTTTTTGGGTGATTAGAAAGGAGTCTGACTCATTGAAACTCTAGACCAAATGTCTGTTAAATTGTCAACATAGTCTTGTCTACAGTAATACATGTAATTATTGTCAAACGCTATAGTACCTTTTTTATCGCCGACAGCACCAAAGCTATTTGCTGGTGCAGTTGCTACTGTTACTATCAGTGTACCAACAGTTGCATTACCTGTAACTGTTAAATTAGCCAATGTACCAACACTTGTGATATTAGGTTGTGCGGCTGTTGTTAATGTACCTACTAAGTAGTTACCACTAATAAGATTGGCACCCGAAACTTCTGAGCCAGTACCGCTTAATTTAATATCTGTATTAGCACTAAGAGTAATATTTGCTGTTGAAAAGGTTGCAATATTTGCAGTTCCACCCACACTTATTGTTACATTGCTGTTAGCGGTAATAGATACATTACTGTTTCCACTAATAATGTTGCTAGGTTTACCCCAAGACAAATCAGACCCAGTATTATACAACCAACCTTCTGCGTCTTGAGGTAAACTTGCTCCTCCTCCAACAGAGGATGTCCAACTTAAATTACCGGTTCCATCAGTAGATAATAAGCCGCCACTCATTCCGCCTGAAATTGAAATATTTGCAGGGGCTCCTAAACTTAGTTTAATATTTTTATTAGGGCCTAATTTTGTTCCGTCCCAGTTAGTCCAAGACGTACCGGTTGATGCATTGCCGTTTGCTACTAATAGTTGACCAGTAACAATATTAGCTGTGCTAAGATAAGTATTACTAGAACCTTCTACTTTAGCAAATTGTAATGTTGAGACTTCAGTTAATATTTCAGTTTGTGTAGTTGTTCCACCATCCGGAACAGGTACTAATATAGGATCGTTTCCTATATATACTCGTTGAGTATCTGATGCAAATCCTATTTCCCCCGTGTCTAATTGGGGCAAATCTATATTTGCACCTACTCTGTGAATTATTTTACTTATTTGTACAATGGCCATAGTTTAATCTTCAGTTGATTAAACTATTTATCACGATTTACAAGAACTTCATATAGAATTGTTCACACTTTTTGAACCACATATCAGTATATTTGTCAAATTCAGTACCCTCAACGATGAATTCTTGGTATTCATTGGCAGCTGAACACATAAAAATAACACCCTTACGTATCTTTGTTCCATGCACTTCATTGTGTGCGTTAGCATAGGCTGCCAGCTGTACAAAATAGTCATCAATCCACTCACGTTTCTTGGGCTTGTTTGTCTGCTTGTGATCCATGATAGCTTCTGCATTATCATGTACACCACACAAGTCAGTTGTACCAGCATAAACTGACGGGAAATATACTGGAACTTCTGTACCCCAGTATTCATTACACTTACTAAGTCCTTGAGCAATGATGCTCTGAGCCATTTGATGACTTTGAATACTATATGGATTGCTTCCCGGTGTGCCTATTTCACCTGTCTTAATATAATCTTCAAGCCACTTGTGCATTCGTGTACCACGACCTGCGGCTTCAGTTGTTATCTCTTGTGCTTTTTGGGGACCGACTCGTTTGCGCCACTCCATCAATGCTTTTTTGGATTCTTCTGATTTAGTAGCATCTAGTATTGTAGTGACTGAGGGAAGTTTATTACCATCGGGAGTTGCATATCTACGACCTTCTGGTGTGTCAATGCGTTTGAGTGGTTCGTATTTGAATTTGTTGGGATTGTACATTTACTAAGATTATACACTATCTTAGATTAATTGTCAACTATATTCGGTTAATTGATTTGTTTACTAGCCATTTGCTGGCGAATCTTTTCATTCTCATCCGGGCCTTGTTCAGCACCCTCTGTGTCACGGTCTTGGCCCTTGAAGATAACTTGATCTTTTTCGATATCTCTGATGATATTTTTCAGTGGATCTTGTTTAATCATATTAAACAAATCTGCTTTGTCTACAGTTATGCCATTCTTGTTTAAGACAGTCAAGAATTCATCAGTGGTCATAGGTTCATTTTGCGTAGAAAGTTGATTAGCTACTGCTGTCAACTTAATACGCAATGGGTCATTATCACTGAATTCGTATAAGCGCATATTAACGCTTAGTTCTGCCTACTGCTGGCATAGGCTCTTCTGGTTCTTCTGCTGGCATCTCAGGTTCTGCCATTGCGTCAGCACCCATTTCTTCACCACCTAGATCAGGTCCCATCTCGCCACCTGCCATTGGATCGGCTCCCATACCATTATCCATGCCTCCTGCATCCATACCAAAGCCGCCGCCTTGACCAGTCACAACACCTAATGCGCCTGTAAGACCTGTCTTAGATTGTGTTAGTGCGGCTTGTAGTGAAGTCAATGCCTCTGTTACTTGGCTACTAAATTGTTCACCTTCACTTGTTCCAAACTCACTGTTAACACCGTCAACAACTGCTGGTAATTCTTTTACTAGCATATCACTAACTTGTTCAATCATCTTTTGCATTGAATCAACCATTTCTTGTGCGGCTAGAACAACTTGAGATTTCTCAACTTCTTCATTCTCAACAACAATACGTGGATTGTACATTGGCATAGTTCTTAAATCACCGTAATGATGATTTAGTGCTTGTTCCATGAACACAAGTTTCAAGTAAGCAGGATTTTGTTCTCCACTCATTGACTTGTTTTTTGCTTCACTCATCAATCCTTTGACTTTTTTAAGCATATTTTTAGTCTCATATAGACCTAGCTTCTCAACATTAAAGGATGTGTTGAAGTGTTCTTTTAGAGCTTGTTTAGCTACTGTTGTTGGTTTAGCGTTAAATTCGGTTAGTTTCATAGTTTTTCCTAGAGTACTGATAATATATTTATCATTGGTTTAATTATTTTGCGGAGTTTAGCGCAAATTGTTTATGTTGCCAAGCATTGGCCTTGTCTATAAAATTCTCTAATTCTGATAGAAGTTTCTGCTTTTTGAGCATATCTTCGTTCAACTTAGTCAAAATGATAGTCCTAGCTTCTAGGTTCTTCCCAGACTTAGCTAATTTTTGATGTAGTTTTAGATTTTCCAGTGTTCCTGAAAGAATACTGTCTAAGTAAAGAACTCGGGCAGCATCCATAATATAATTAGATTTATCAAACGTGATCCAAGTTACTGCATTCTTTAACTCAGTAAAAGTATGACTAGTGTATGTTGCATCTTTAGTCATTAGATATCCGTCATCATTTTTTTTGATAGAATAATCACCGTACAGTCTATATGTTCCGTCAGGATCCTGATAAATGATTTCACGTTCTAATTTTGATAGCTTTTCTTTACTGAACATCCTAGTCAGAATAGAAAATAATTTGTCGTTTTTACTGACCATCAATCACCTCAAAGTATATATTTCTTAATTCAGGAGTAACATCTAAAAATGTTGGTAATTTATTAAATTCATTACCAACTTGAATCATGGGTACACCTTCACAATCAGAGAATAGATATCCTAAATTAGCTATACCATCATTAAACATATCTTCCCCAACAATAGTAAAGCTAAATGACCACATTGTACAAGGTTCTTCTGATTCTAATAAAAATCCAAATCTTTCTGTGTCACTTAGTGTAACTTCTTCTTTTTCAGGTGTTGTAATTTCTTCTGGTAACCCTCTTAAGGAGATTATTTGAATAATAGTATCAAGATTACATTGTGTATTTCTTTGTTGTTCCCACAATGTTATCTTTTCCGCAACAGGAGCGGGAGTGTTTCTTCTGTTTGTAATTCCTGTTTTAGTTATATCAAACAGGGTGTAGCATTTAATTTTTAATGACATACACTATTTATAGAGGTAAAAAAGCCCGCAATAAAAGCGGGCTATATTAATTTAATTTGGGATACCCATCATTCCCTTAATACTCGGCATTTCTACTTTAGCCTTATTAGTATTTGCTTGCGCTATTTTTAACATTACTGGACCAAGTGCTAAATCAGCCTGGTCATTCTTTCCAGTAACAGCTTGGTCTAATGCTTGGTCTAATGCAAGTTTATATACCCCGGTATTATAGTTATTTCTTGTTAGATAGTCCTGAGTAAACTTATTATAATCAAACTGAGGATCTGTTTTTGCGTTACGTAATTTGGTTGAAAAGTTATTGATAAAAATTTGATCTGCTCTCTTATCCACTCTATTATTAATAGGGCCTGTTCGTCTTGCAGGGGCTGACAGGCTTCTGCCCTGGATAGCTTTATTAACATACTGTAGGTATACATCAGGAACATCACCGGGTGAATGCGCTCCAGATTGAATTGCATCAGCCCAAGAATTAATATGCTGAATGTCAGTTTCATCTGGTTTAGAACCTCCATGAAGACTGTATTGCATTGCTTGTTGTTGCGCTTGTGCAGCCTGTTGTTGTTGAGCATACGCCGGTGATGCAGGGGCAGCCTGCTGTTGTGGAGCCTGCTGTTGTGGAGCCTGCTGTTGTGGAGCCTGCTGTTGTGGAGCCTGCTGTTGCTGACGTTTAGCCCGTTGTCTTTGTCGGCGGGATCCGCCCCCCTCAATTAAAAAATCAAACTCAGAGAATCTCATCTTTTTTCCTCAAACTTTTTGAGAATCTATCCTGATCACGTGCTTTAATAGCACTAAGCAATTTTCTCTCTAGTATCTGAGCCTTTTCACTGTCATAGTGCTTGTTAATCATTTCCAATAGATTAATTGCGCTAGTGATGATATTATGGGCACGGCTTTCAATAATATGTGACGTATCACGATTATTTCCAATTGCTTCTAATTCTTCTAAAAGACTACGGGTTTTTCTTTGCATGTTGTGGGTAGATCCTAATAGTATTTATCAATTTTGGAGATTCTTAAGTAAAGATTTAAGTGTCGCCCCTCGCACATCTGCTACTACACGCTTTGTCTCTTCCGGGAGATGTATATTTTCCCCCACTACAGTAGATTGGGGCTTTACTTGATTCATAATATCGTTGGGACTCGGAGCTGGCCTATATTTTGCTTGCTGATCCGAATATCCTTCCGGGTCTTCATCCGTAATACGCATAGTTTCAATGTTATAATCTAGGTCAATTTTTTGACCTACTCCTGTAGAATTACGACTTTTCATACATTGAATTCCATACTTTCCGCGTTCTTTCATACTGCGACTCGTAAAGATACCAAACACGTTATCTGCTGTGTTAATCTTACTGATACCACCTGCAATATGACTATGATCGTATTCTATTTCTTCAACCGCACTACGATTCAATTGACTTGCAGTGACCATTAATACACCTAGTTCTTTTGACAAATTACGTAATTCTTCACTGACATACTTGTCTTTAATAAACTGGTCGTTAGGATTGACTTTAACTGATACTGGCATAACCAAGTCAAGATAGTCAATCATAACAAAGTCAACTTTGATTCCAGTTTGGATTTGTACTTCTTTTAAGTATGAACGAATATCGTTAACATTACTTTGTGCAGGCATTCCTTTAACACGATATTCACCTGCTTTCTTAGATGCTATTCTAACTTTAAGTTCAGTGCCGTCAATATCTCTACGAATATCTCTGGTACTCATCATTGTCAACATCGCATCAGTACGCAATGAGGTCATTTCTTCTGATAGTTCTAACGATACATAAACACCACTCAATCCCATTTGTAACCAATTCAATGCGATGTTCATCATGACCAAACTCTTACCTGATCCTGAACCACCTGCAAAGATATTCAATTCACCTCGACTGAAGCCACCATATAACAATCTATCAAGTTGCGGCCAGCCTGTGCTTTGCTGTCCACCTGCATTGAAATATCTATGTAATCGTTCTTTGGGATTAGCAAAGTAATCTGTACCCATATCTCGTTGCAAACTAATCTGTACCGCGTCCTTGATTAGTTTCTCAACTGGTCCGAATTCACCCTTCTCAAGTAAATCGGCTGCTTTAAGAATTGCTCGTTCTAATTCTTGTCGTTTAGTAAATGATTCAAATTCTTCTAAGAACCATTCAGTATGTTTCTCACCAAAGTCTTCGACTAGACTTAGGTTAGTTCCTGTTGTTGCTGAAATCTGTTTAATATCAGGTAACAGACTATATTTCTCACTATATTCTACCATAAACTCTGCCACAGGTCTTAATCCCTTGTCAAAGTTCTGTGCATTCATAATATTCATTACCCTAGTATAGAGTTCTGCATTTGTTAGCATCATCTCTAAAAAGAGCCGCTGAATCTCTACATTATAATCCTTTTGCAATTTTACGCCTCTGCATTTCTATTTTTATCTTACTCATTGTTGCATTTTCTAATATACTTAGTAACGCAGGTAGTCTACCGTATTTTACTACTGCGTCATTTACATCTTTAACTGAACTATCCCAATCAGGTAAGCTGACACTATACCCAAACTCTAATGCTTTGTCACATATCTCAAGTCCGGTAGCATCACGATCAGGTACAACAATGATTTTCTTGTTTAGTTGCGCTAATAACTGTGCTTGTTCAGTTGATATTGTATTGTGTGTTAAAGCACAACCATGTATACTCATTGCATCAAAGATACCCTCAACTAGAATACATGCTTGCCATTCTGGTCTCTGAAAGTCATATCCAAATACATACCCGGCTTCTTGGTCGTTGATATACTTAGGTATTCTGTTATCTAAAAATCTACTAGTGTGTCCTACAGTCTTTCCCTTATACGTATATGGGATAACAATACGATTAGAATGTCTACCCTTATCATTGGGTGTTACAATGAAGGGTAATAGTTTTTCATCAATCTTTCTATTTCGTAGATATTGTAAGAATACACTATGATTAGGATTATTGCCATCTAACAATTCACCATCGGGTAATTCTCTAGTCTTAAATGAAAGTGTTTCACGAACCTTTTTACGATAACTGAAATCTAAAAAGTCTTTGTTGCGTAAACTTTCAAGACTCCAAAGTTGAATCTGTTCTATATCAACACCGCACCATAGTAAGAATTTTCTTGCTTTGTCGTTGATAACTCTACCCAATGTAAAACTGCAACTATAACTACAATTGAAGCAATGGTATACCCAATTCGTTTGTCCATCAAATTTGATGCCACCACGAAATTTATCATCAGGTCTATGCCCGCGATGGGAACAACAAATAGCGTTGAAACTTGTCCAACCGCCGCTTGTTTGTTTTTTACGACCGGGTATTATTGAGAGTATATCAAACATCTGTGTTAGTATAACACAAAGTCATTCATATGACAAGAACGATGGATACTTATCTAACCAAAACTTTGTCTACTGTTCCACCAGTACTTGCAAATTCAATTCTAAAGTATGGAAAATGACCTTCTAAATTGAAGTAATCAATATTGGTATAACCAGTATATGTTTCTTCAGTATCTAAATAGAACCATTCTTGGGACACACCTGTTGCTGATCCTTGAAACTTAATTGTTCCATTGTAATTATCTAATGTTGTTTGGACAGTCAATAGTGAATTGTGTTTTGGTGTGTACGTTGTACTGTAGTAAGTTACTGGATTAATGTTTGTTGGGGTGTCATGGACCGTCAACTCTAATTGTGTAGATGGTGTAAATTTAGGTAATACACTGTTCACTATCTCAATGACTCCACGTCCACCTGAACTATCATCAACGAATACCGGGTAATCAAATGCACCAATCGGTATAGTCAATGAGTAATGACATAAAGAAGCATCTAATGCAAGTGTTTCTAAAGATAGAACATCTAAACTTGCTATTCCTGTTAAAGGATACACTAATGACAATGTTTTCTGTAATATTATTTCAGAACCATCATAATTCATCAATATACAAGTGATAGACTTACCGGTCAGGTTTACTGGTTTTTGGTCCTGATTTATGAATTGAAATTGTAATGTATTGTCAATTCCTTTATGGATTTTTAAATTTTTAGCATACACGGTTTGATAACTCCTAGGTGAGGATCCTGAATAGAGTACTACCGTTTGTCGGGGGATATAATAGCTTACTGAGGTAGAATACACAATGTTGGTCCTTTACTATATTTATTAATAAATTTAAATACATTGGGCAAATAAAATTGATAAATAAATCCGAGAACACTAAAATAATGATTCAAAACGAATTCTTTAACAAACTAACTAAAAATCACCCCTTTATAACCATATGTTCCTATGCAGGACAAGATTATGTTGGAATTGTTCAAAATAGAGATGATGTGGTTACAACTATCTATGATTACGGGGCAATAGTAGACCAGTTACTAAGGGAGAAATTTTTAGAATTAGGTGATGTATGGTGGTGGGAGAGTAATCGTTTAGTACCCATCAATATGTTTTTAAAAGAAGAATGGATGATGTTTAAGCCATATATAAGAACATTCAACAACAAAAGTCTCACCGTAGTTCATGGTCCGATATGTAGCATATTAGAATTGGCCAAAAGAAAATCAAAAAGAAAATCAATTACCCTCGTCAAGAGGATGTCCTAATTCTTCTAATAGATTCATATGCACTGCAACAAGCCATGAGTAGGAAATTGCATGACTTTTCTTAAAACTGTATCCATCTATATTCTTCTCCCACACTGTTTCTGCAACTTCTTTCCAAGGTAATCCAATTAAATGCTTTTTAGCAGGTCTAATTATTGCTAACATCATAGCAAGTCTAGGTATGCTATTAATAGGATCTTGCATCTTTTGCATACTATGATAATGGTTACTCAAGTGAATCAGTTGTCCCACAAATACTTTATCATTTAATTTGTCCCAATTAGGTTCACGCATCAATTCAATCAAATGCTGTTCATCACGAACCTTATCATATACATGCACGTTCAAAAAGTCTAACTTAAGATACCCGCGACTTTCTGCTTCACTATAGTCCATGTTAGCCATGTCAAGTAGTGCATCATATGGAATCTCTGTCACATAGATACCAGTTGCATGTTTACGAATAGGATTAGCTCTACGCATTGCCGCAGGTATATGTGAGATATGTTTTAATATACTATCTCTGTTACCAAAGTCAATATCAATATCTGATTGAAACTTCATTTAGGTGGCACTAATCCTGCTTTAATTAATTTCATATACGCTTTCTGTACGACAATAGCCTGACGTTCAGCATCTTCTACCGCTTTGTGGGTAGTCACGTGTCCACCGTCTTTAAGACTTACTCCAGTAATGTCAAATAATGTTCGTGTATCTCTTACTGTATAGAAAGCCCAGGGTATTGGATTAGGTCTAGTTGAAGTTTGTCTTAGTGCTGACTCCATGACAACAACGTCAAAGGGTGCACCGTGCGACCATACAGCACGACGGTTCCAACAAAACTTATATAGTTTCTCCATGCAGTCAGACAATGATTCACGTCCAGAATCTCCCATAGCTTCTTCTTGTGCAGCCTCGCTTTGAGTACTCCACCAACGTAACGTATCCTCGTTAATGCTACGATTGTAGATTTCAGTTTGATCCTCAATAGTAGGTCTTAGTTCTAACTTCTCTACTATCCCACTACCTTTAGGATCAAAACGTACAGCACCAATTGTAAGTATAACACAATCAGGTGTTGTGTTCAAACTTTCAATATCTATCATTATATCCATTGCCATATTACTGCCACCTTAATAGAAACATCATAAAGTCTGATTCTTGTAAAAAAGTTATGCTATTTGATTCACTGATATTATCAGTCCAACGAACCATTTCTAACTTGTCATTGTATCCGGGTTTGCCGAATGTTTTCCTACACCATTTCTGTATATCTTTGTTAGTGTGTTCAATGCTACGGACCCAATTAACAGTATAAAATGTTGTTTTTGATCCAGGATATAGATATTTCTTTTGAGTCAGTTCCATTATTGTTTCCAAATTTCATACATGAATTTCAATTTATCATCCCATATCTCTATAGTCAACATGTTAGATATAAAAGTAAAGTCCCATCCTACTCCACGCTCACCTAAATTTCTGCGACACCATTTGATATGGTCATTCGGATAATCTTTTCTTTTTCCATAATAAATTCTATAATATGTTTTGTTTCCAGTAACTTCTACACTTTTAAATTCTTGGCCTACTGAAACTTTTCTTAATATCCCGTTAATATGTTGTATAGCCATTATTGATATTTTAGTGTAAACCAGGTTGCAAGTGATTCTTTATAGAATTTGAATACAGTGTATCTATTGTACACGTTATCTCCACTCCAGTCATTAAAAACGGGTTTATGATATTCAAAGTCAAATTCAATACCTTGGAGATATCCTTTACTACGCAACTCACGCACTATTTCCATAACCTCGTTGGGTTGTTTGTCTATTAAAGTTACAGTTATCATTGTGGAAATTTTATTAAAAAGAAACTAGCATAGCTTTCATTTTCAAATGTAAGGGTCCAATGTTTACTTTTTGAATTCTGAGTCCAATGTTTATTAACTACTCCCGGATCCCATGTATGTTTTGCTATCCAGCCCTGTCCACCGATACTGTTATGAATGTAATGCAATCTAGGCCCAATATTCTTTGCTAGCCATTGTTCTTCTCTTGCCGTTAATCTATTTTTAAGTTTAATAGTTATTGCCATCTCAATTGAAACCACATACGTTGTTTCTCATCTTTGACACTCCAAACATCCATGCCCGCCATTGTGCCTTCTAATGCTACAAGTATACTCTTTTCCCAGCACCAATCGTATATGTCTGCTCTTAATGCTGATGGCAATAGAATGTCCGTACTCTCAACAGTACGAACATAACCCGTATCAGTCATTTTCCATTCTTCTAAATTAATCATTGCCATCTCAATAAAAACCATTCGCAATCCGGCTTGTCTCTAAACCAAAACTTAGCATTGTTAGCATACCATCTATCACCGGGCGTCCATACACCGGGTGCGCCGGGTGTGCCACTGGGTCCGAATACAGATACACACCAAGCAGTCATTTTGTTCCATTCATTCGGTGATATTATAGGATCAATCTGATGATAGGGCATGTCATACGCATATCCTATGCCTGCATAGTTCACACTACGTATTGCCGCCCAACCGCCGTTAGATCCATATAACTTATTAGTCATTTGTCTTTTTTTAATCATTGCCATCGCAGACTGAACCATTCAGCTTCTTTTTTAGACTTGAATATAAATGTTTTTCCTCTGGATACAAAACCTTCTTTAACTTTTTCTGATACCCAATCTTTGATATCAATTGACTGTTCTCTACTTATCAACGTTGACAACTCAATAGTGTACCAACCTGAATCAGTCAACAAGTCTTTTGTAATATCAAAGTCAAGCTGTTCAGAGTATTCTCTGGCTAAACTCTCAACAATTTCATCTTCTAGTGTCATAGGTATTTTAGTACAAAGAATAGATATTTTTTTTCGTCAATAACTTCATAGTTTTCAGTTAAATGCCCCTCATTATTGTAAATGATTCTAATTCCAAATGTTTGTAACATCCATTGATTGAATAGTAAGCTAGAATCTTTTCTATCAAATTGAGCCTTCAATTTTCGTACAGCCGCCCAATACTTCCATCTTCTAGCTTTTCGGTCACGATCCCATTCTTCAAAGGATTCATCTGCCGGATTATAGCCTCTCATCGTTGCATTAATTCATTCGTAAAATTTAATAGAAGTTTGTGATGTACGCCATCATGGTAATGTGCTTTCATCCAGCTATAGCTTTCATACCAGAATGGTTGACTCTCTGGGTGACACCCAATCAATCCTAATCTGTTTTGAAATATAGCCATTGCATCTCCATTACTATAAGTAGCAACTGTCTCAAACTTTGTGTCATCGCCCACTAATGCACATCCATCATACCAGAACATTTTCATTGGCTCGTCTCTCCAAGTGATAGGCATGTTCTTTGCATGTGGTCTACGTGTATCAGTTCCCGGGCGCTTGAGATATTGTACAGCATCTACGCTTTTAAGTAAAGAGAAATAGTGCGAACCTGCCCAATATGCGCCCATGCATATACCCAGATATCTGCCACCATTGTTAACAAAGTCAATTACTCTTTTCCCGCTGTGTTCAAATAGTTTCTCATAACTGTCACTATCTCCAAATCCTCCAGGAACAGCAACCATATCAACTCCTTTAAAGAAGTCTTTTTCTAGGGCATTTTTAGAAAATAATTTGAAGTTATACTTATTGCCCAAAGAACTCATTATTCCATTGGAACTTTGTACTGAGCATTTTGGATCTGCTACAAAAAGGGCAATTGTGGGCTTCATTAGTATAATATTTAGTCAAGCAAATATTACACTATTATAACCACCTGAGACTGAAATGTATAGCGTCTTTCTCATCTTGGAAATAAAAATCCATATAATTCTCAGTGGGATGAGTACTATATTTGTCTCCGGGTAACCCAAACTGTTCCATAGCCCATATACAGGTTTCGTCCCATCGGGCTATAGAATCACCTTTCTTCCAGGGAAGACGAACTTTAGTAGCCTGCGATACGAAGGGTGTCTTTAATTTGTTGTTTAAGGTCTGGTTCACGATGAAATTTCAATGCCCATTGTTCTGGATTAATGTAATCCATAATGATTTTTACTTGTTCTGGACTTAATGTATCTAAAAATTTAGTACCGCTATCACTACAGTAAAGCATCCAGGGACTAATCTTACCTTTAGTAATTTCTAAACAGATTCTGTTTGCATTACCATATCGCAATATATCATGTGGTTGAATTCTATCTGCTTCTGATAGTCGCATACATGTCTCAACTCCTCGATGTATTGCATCAAACGGATCTTCATGTCGTATATATTCTATCAAAAACCTAGTATATGTTGTATCACTAATCCAACTGTCAATCTTAATATTGTTCTTTAGTAACCAATCAACATATCTACTCACATTAATAACATTTACATCTGCACAATAGTTACCAAACTTCACAAAGGGAATGTAGTAAGCGTTCTTAATAAATTCTTCATGTGTTTTGTTCTTAGTCTTACTCATGCTATTCTTAGAATAGAATTGTAACCAAGATTGAAAGCCCAATCTATTACCCAATTGGTCACGATTTTGCCAGCGTTGCTTTTGTTCACATAGATGGCTAAACAATGTGCGTTCTTTTACAAACTCACGTTTGCAAAATTCACAACTATGTTTAATCTCAATCGTTTCCGTGGTCTTTTTCATACTGTGCTATATCTTTGTCAGTGGTGATTGCGGCTAGTGTTTCAATATCTTCTATCTTAAGATGAGGGAATTCTTTTGCTAGATAAACTTTTTTCTTTTGTGACACCACAAATTCTTCACTGATAGCATATAAATTTGCACCACTTGCTTTGGGATATATTTTAGTAAAGTAATCACGAATATCTTTTTCTTTAGGTGATTCTTTTAATTGTGCTATCTTACCTGACAGATGAGGTATCCATTGATGAAACTGCTTACCCAAGCCAGGGCTTGCCGCACATAGCATCAACCATTGTAGCTTGGGATGTTTCTGCACGTACTCATTGAATAGATGCTTGTTTGCAGTGTAGTCAGTGTTCATTAAGTAATACGAACTTAGTCCTGCATTTGCTTTAATAGCACTCATCCAATGGGTCATCATATACGGTACAAACTTCTTTTGTTGTTCTTCAGTCAATCTATCATAGTAAGCATAGTCTTTCTTATCCATTGCGGATAATGCATCAAATAAATCAAAGTCTACTTTTTCAAATTTCTCATCAACTGGAGTTTTAGTTGCCATTAAAATGCCTGATCGTAATCTATTATTTCACAATTTCTACTAACTTCTTTAACAAAATAAACACAGCGTGGTTTGTGCCCATCATCAATTGGTACACACAAAAACTGTCCGTTCTTTAGTCGGGGTGCATACCAAATTACATCATGGTAAATGTCCACAATCTCAATGTCTTGGAAGCTAGGTCTAAACGCACTTAATGGGTTAAATTCAAATGCTTTAAATCCCCTATCATTAATACTTGTTAGTGGAAGTGTTTCTAAGTCACCCATGTCAGGTTCACCGATCAGTATCTGCCAATCAACAGGCATCTTTACTGTTCTATCACCGATACGTAGTACAAGTGCTGGGCTGTTGAAACTCTCTAAAAAGATCAAAGGGATATAATGATAGTCAACATTCTGTGGATTGCTATTATCTAATATTGCAAATCGTAAATCATCTACCTCATCAGGAAGTGTTTCAAGATTGTAGTACTCGTTGTGTTCTAAATTTAGTATTCTCATATGATGTAGTGTAACACAATTTTACTTGTATGTCAACTTCTCCATATCAAAAGGGTAATTTGCTTCACGATAAAACTCTTTACGTTTAGTCAAATGTCTTTTGGCAAACTTACAGCTACTGGTTAGGTCCCAGATTTGAACGTGATCCTTGTCATCCGCTTTTCTAATACCTCTACCAATACTTTGGATGACTCTAACAAAGCTCTTGCCTGGTTCAATAAGAACAAGGTTGAATATTCGTGGTATGTTGATACCAACCGCTGCCACACCGTAGGTTGCGACAATGATTTTGTTTGTGCTGGTTGCAATTTCATCGTATTCCTCTTTTCTTTCTATCATATTAGTGTTACCCGAAACAAACACAGCATCAGGTAATCTGCTAATTAATTCTTTACCGGCGTTTACCCTGTCCACTAATACTAGTGTATTCCCCGATTCTTTGATATTTAATACCAGTTGAGCCAGTTTGTCTAGGCGTACAGTATCTTCTAGCAAATGCTTTAATTCACTTTGATAATTGCTAAACTCTACTTTGTCTTGTAACTGCACGATGTTCACATGACATTGTGCTAACACACCGCGGTCCTGTAATTCACTTGCACTTAGCTTATTGATAACATTACCAAGACTAACATAAATTGCTTGTGCTTCAAATATTGCTTTAGGAATCGTACCAGTCAATCCCCAACGAATCGGAATATTACTCATTACCCCAGTCAATAACTCTTTCAGTGCATCAGCCTTGGCCATATGAACCTCGTCAACCATGACACATACTACACCTTCTAAGAACTCACCAATAGGTACTTCTGCTTCATCTGCTTTTGTTTTCTTAAGCATATTGTTAAGACTTTGCCACGTACAGATTGTATGTGTCTTACCGAACTCTTTTCTATCACCAAAATACACACCAACATCTAATCCAAGATTGATGTAATCTGCTTCGGTCTGTACAACAAGACTTTTGTTAGGGACAATAACAATACTACGACCATAATTCTGTACGCTATAACTTAATGCGGCTGTAATCAATGTCTTGCCAGCACCTGTTGCAATTTCTTGCAGTGCTTGGGGGTTTGCTAGAAAATCGTTAACAATCTTTACTTGATAGTCACGGAAGATTATTGACTCACCTTCTTTAGTATGACCTTTTGGCCAAGTATATTGACTGAATGTATTTTCTGTGATTTGATTAAAGGTGAATGTTGTACTGTATTCACGTAAATCTTCCAACTCAATATCATATCCTGCCATGTCAAGTACAGGAAGAATTTCCGGTAGTAGATTTACAAAACTGCTACCGCCTAGACTAAAGAAACTAATTTTACCGTTCCAACGACCTAGCCGGACACTCGGCAGATATCGTGCTCCGGGCTTTTCATATTCAAATTTCTTCATCAATGCTTTACGTTCGGCTAACTCTAAGCCTTCGATTTTAACATTGACCTCGTCTTTAATTATCAGTTTACATTGTTTCATTTGACCTCGATTGGTACACTATTTGTTAAACCAATTATTTTTCCTAAGTATTTTATTCCATCTTCTGCTTTAATCATGCCGAAATTTAACTTCACTGGCATTTCATATTGTCGTAAATCTTCTTTGAAAGATTCTGGGCCTTTAGTTCTAATCATATGTTTGATTTTATTTGCCTTCAAATGATTAGCAACTTCCATCATATAAGATTTGTTGACACCGTACATTTGATTTAGTATCACATAGTCAGCACCTATTCGTTGTAATGACTCAATAATATATTTAATATCGTAGTATTCTAGTTGTGTGTTGAATTCTGTTGCAACCTTGTCTGCAACCACATCAATTTTAATACCCAAGCGCACTAATTTTGCAATAGTTGTAGGATCTTCATTCAAGTCAATGTCTTTGATTTTCTCATACAGTACTTTGTTACATGCAACAACATAGTAATTACCATTGCGTTCAATCAATGTTGGATTCCAATACTTAACTTCTTCATATAGTTTAAGTTGGATCATTATTTCTTCAATAACAGGACAGTAATTGACAATTGAATAACTATGATGTGATATTTCTATTAACTTCTTTAACCTAAATTCAGCACAGGGTGTATGCCAAAGTTTATTTTCTTTATCCCACTGCATGTATTCTAGGGCCTTTAGTGTCTTTACAAATTCTTTTTTGTAAGGACTATGAATAACAATGTCTTTGTCATCCGCTATAGATATGTATGCTTGCGTAAATTGAACACTGCTCTCAATAGGCTGTAGTGTCCAAGGTAACTGAATTAGTTCTTCACTGTTCAAATCCTTTTTTAAGAATTGTCTATGATACCTTGATGTAATCTTGTTGAGCAACTCGGCTTGATTGGTTGTAATTGGATTCTTAACTGCAAAATTTAAGTGTAGCAAATTGTCTAAAAACTTTTTGTCGTAGGTTCCTAGGCTAATATGCTTTAGCATAAAATCTACTAATTGTTCTTTTGTGTTAGGTTTCACTATCATGTTCATATTATACTACTTAGTGTATTGCAAAGCAAACATAGTGGAAAAAGAGGGACATGTAAGTCCCTCTTTACTGCTTAACGAAAGGGTAAATTAAGCAGATTTCATACAAGTACTAGCAGTCAATGCTCTCCAATTGCTAGGACTGATCTTTACTAGGTCTGCAATTTTCAGACACATACGCATACTCAACTCACGCAAGCGAGATTGATTTTCAAACATGAATTCAATAATCATCTCACCTTCACCGTTTTCAAAATCATAGTCTTTGAACAAACCACCGTCAGCATCACGATGCACCTGCTTGATACGCAACATTTTGTCACGTTCACTATCAATAGTCAGGTCAAGAAAGTGACAGCGACTTTGCAATGCCTCTAAGTGATCCTGCAATTTTTTGCTTTTCACATTTTCAAACTTTAAGTTTGTAATGAAAATAGCAGTACCGTTAAAGTCAAAACTGTCAGGGATACCTTCACGGCGTAACAGACTAGAATCACTATTCCAGCAAATACGTCTACGCTTACCTGAATCAAGTGCAGCCTTCAAAATGTTCAATGACAAGTCATCAGCAAACACGCTATCACAATCATCAAACACTAATACGTTTTTACGATCCGAAAGTTTGTACAATTGTGCATACAAACCAAGAGCGGTCATAGCACCTTTGATAACTTCATAACGTAATTTCTTACCTGCAATCTTATCAAAAAGACTTGATTTTTCAAGTTGTGTTTCAACACCGTATGACTTACCAACTCCCGGGGGACCTGATACTATCATAGCACGTATATCACCGTTGATAGCCGCTTGCGACATTTCATCAAGTACTGCAAAACGGGTTGCAATGCGATTCATTGCTTCCTCGTCAGTTTCTTTGACTACAGGCGCCTTAGGCTGTTTAATCGTAAACTGAATAGCATCTGACACTTCTACTTCTCCATTAACAAATTCAATATTTTCAATACCATTAACCTTAACTTTAATATTTTCGATATTAACGCTAGGGAAATGACCCTCGTTCTTAACTGTCACAAAACCACCTTTAGAACCTGTCTGATAACCTTTGACAAGTTTAAAAGTTTTGTTCACAACAGGCATGTTGCGATACTCACCATACTTAACACAAATCGTTGATGACATAAAAACCCCTTTTCAATCAATCAATACAAGTATTATATATGAGAATCCAATTACTGTCAAGTTTTGGAACTAATTAGTTCCTTTAATTTTGCATCATACTCAAGTCGTGATAAAACAACACCATATACAACGTATACCAAGAATCCGATTAGGATAGCACCGCACGTATACTGAATAGCTTGAATAGATGCATACACAAGTATTACATTTAGTAGTACTGAGATTAAAATCATACCAATGAAAATTGCAAGAGTTTGTATCATTGCTTTTTGTTTAAGAGTCATTTTTGTTCCTTTAGTTAAGTTCATGTGCTTATTGTACAGCCGAATGGCTTTATTGTCAAATGTTTTCTAGCTTCCAATTTTTAACACTTAAGTATTCAAATTCGTCACGTGACTTTGTGTAGTACGAACCTGTTACTTCCATGATTTCATTCTTAGCAAACAGTATAGACCAAATATGTTCTAGTGGATTTGATACATCAAACACAAATTGAACTGCACTATTGGTCTCTATATCTTTTAACCAATAGTGATTAGTCACGGCGGATTTTCGTTTAGAGACAATCTTTTGTAATGGTTCTAATTCTCTAGGTGTATCTCTTACCATTTGAAATGACACATTGATTTTTGGATTCACTTGAACACGAACCTCATCAACACCAGTATCGTATTCATAGAAATATGGAAGATAATAAATCATACCCATGAAATCATTTTTAACTAACAAGGGAGTTGGACTGTGTATGTAAGAATTTAACTCATCTCTAAATTTTGAAAATTTAGCATTTTTGAGTTTCCATATCATAATCTTCTTACTGTAGTAGTCACGAATTTCTTGACCAAGTTCTCGGTCTTCATCAGTGATATGTGTGAATAATTCTTTACTCAACAAATTAGAAATACTGGCTACTGCTGATGGATTATTTTTATTCAATCGTTTCCAAGTCACACTTAGTGCAAGCACATCTTCTGGACTTTCTAGTACTTCATATTTTTTAACAGCCTCATGGTACTGAGATTGAACATGAACTTCGTCCCATTGTGATCCACTAATTAATGATGTGGTTGGGACATAACCTTGTAAAGCTGAAATAGTGATAGGTGATATTTGTGCTGATGATAACGCTGAAGTCCCCTTATATTTTGATGGTCCACCTGCTCCGCCACCGAGTATTTGCAAAAATCCTTTACCTCTGTAATGTGTCATAATGATATGTCTTCCATTCCTGCTGTGCGTAATCGCACGATATGTCCCATCTGCCATTGCTTGGCTTCAAGACCCTTCATAATTCCTAACCACCTATTGCGTAGTAGGGCCACTTCATTGATTAATGTTTCATAATCAATCACTTCATCTTCACCGTCTACATACTTCTCAGCATCACGACTGGTCAATGCTCTATTATACGCTTCTAAATACTTTTGAAAATGTTTTCGGCGAATTTTCCGAAGTTGAATGTTTAGGTAGTTCAACACAGCCTCAATCTCTTGTAACTGATTGAACCTCTGTTCAGTGGTACCGGGAAGATCAGCAAGGTTCTTTTCAACTTTGCCGTATATCTTTACATCTTTTTTTGCTGAGTCTAACTCAACTAGATAATACGATATAAAATCCGGTATTACTGACAAATCATAAACGATTCGTGTATACCAATTGTGTGACATTTAATTCCAATCTTCTGGATTGTGATCCTCGTCATCATTTTCTTCGTATTCTTCTTCTTGGAAATGCTGTTCGGCATAACCTTTTAATGCCTTAGTGATATCTTTATCTTTGAATGCATCTTTGATATCTTCAACTTCAAAATTGTTGTCCATCAAATAATTGACCAAAGAATCTGCCGCATCACCTCGATCATTCAAATCAACATGGTCACGCAAGATTTCCCAAACCTCTACGATACTATCTAAACTCATTGTACTGCCTCCTCCACTGATTCAGTACTTAGCTTTTTTCCGTGATTTTTACTAAATTCATCCATGACTTTATCTAAGCAACCACCTTCATTTGATTCCCAACCTTTACGGAACATCTTTAAGATTTCTCCGTCATCGGTTGTATAACTCAAACGATTACCTTCTTTAGTCAACAAGTCATTCTTCTCAAACAAATCAAGTAGACCACTATATGGGTTCATACCTGTTTCGTATGGAATCTTAATCTGTAGTGTTTCAAAAGGTTTAGCGTAACGTGTTTTCATAATCTTACATGCGGCACGAATACCATTTACTTCTGAAACTTTGTTACCATCCTCATCCTCTTTGAGTTTGAGTTTCTTCATAGCAACAAGAATACTACTAGCATACACAAAGCCTTGACCACCTGATACTTTGTCATCTGGATCAAACATATCCTGACTTGCGTATGTATGATTAGTTGCAACCATACCAATATTTAAACTACCGAACATGTTAACAGAGTTACGAACAAGTGCAGCCAATGCTTTAGGCTTACGACCCATGTCACCCTTCATATCACCTGCTTCAAACTGATTTACGTCAGTGGGTGTTAGTAACATTCCCAAACTATCAATGACAAACAATACCTTAGGTCTGTCATCTGCTGGAAGTGTTTTATAATCAATAACAAATTTACTGATTGTCTTGGCTACATCATCAATCATAGCCATATTTAATTTTAACAATTTATCTTCTGTAGTTTGCACACCTAATGCGTGTAACCACTTCTCATCTAAAGCATTTTCCGAATCGATGAGTACCACAAAGATACCTTGTTGTTGAGCATGACGTACCAAGTTACCGGAACAAATAAAACTTTTTCCGGAACCAGACTCGCCAGCAAATACAGTGACTTTGCCAAGAGGAACCCCTTTGTTAAAGTCACCACTAATAAGATAGTTAAGTGCATAATTTCCTGTATTGATCCAGTCAGTCGGATCGTTAAACCCTATACTAAGGCCTTCAATGGACTTAGTGATTTCTTTTCTAAATTTACTTACATCAAATGGCTTACCCAAATCGTTCTCCTAATATTATCTGTGTACACCGTTAGTATACATTGTAAATGATTGTTTATCAAGCAGGTCGGGACATTTTTCTGCCATAGAATCGATTTCATAATCGTGTGGGTAATGTCTTAGTGCCGCTCTTGCTTTGTCACGAACTATGCTGGGTACCCTTGGTGTTTTACCAGGATCACATAATTCCTCTAATAGTTTTTTACCTTGCTTTAGGGCCCGGTATCTTTCGTCTGGTAATGTCATATATTCTCCTATTTAATAGGGGACCGAAGTCCCCGTTTTAATTAAGCAGTTTTTGCTTGTCTAGCACGAATCATTGCAAGAATGTCTTGTGCTTTATCACTGCTAGGAGCTGATGTAGGGACTGAGATTGGAGCTGATGCTGTTGATGGTTCATCAGTATCAAATGGTGCAGACTCTGCTATAGGTGCAGTCGCGGGTGCGCTAGTTTCAGTAGACGCTTTTGTTGCTGCCGCTGTCGTTCCTGCAGGTGCTTCTAAACCATAAGGTCTGAAATAGTTACCCCAACGTTCATTGTCGTATGGTTGACCGTCTACGCTTGCTTCAAACATTTCTTTCATAATGCGTAGTTCTGCTTCACCTGGCTTCTTAGGTAAGAAGTCAGACAATGTGTACAAACCATGTGCTTCAATTGCTGCCAATTCAAGGTCAGTCAATGCACTTTCTTTACGTGACCATGTTGATGTAGAATAATCAGCATAACCACCTTTGCTTGATTTCTTAACGTTGAAGTCAAGACCGCGCAAATAGTCAGTTGGCAATTCTTCCATTTCAGGATCAGTCAATGATGACTTGATAATACTGAAAATTTGCGAACTGATAATAAACTTACGAATTGGGTTCGCAGGTGTTGTGTCATCACCGATAGGATTTTGACGAACAAAACCTTGGTATATATAACTACGTTTCTTCCAGTACTTGTTTGCCAATTCTTTTAGTGATTCATCTTTATACCAAGGACGAACTTCTGCCAAAATTGGACAAGAAGAACCATCGTTGTACATTTCAACGCAAGGTATTTGTACTTGAATTTGTTTTACGTTTGAATCACCTTTAACACCATTAAATGGTAGTTTGATGATTTGACGTTCTACCCAGAAACCCCAGGGATTTTTGCTGTCTGCATCTGGAAGAAAGCGCAAAGAGGCTGTAGTGCCTTCGTCCATATTCCAGTGGGGGTAGATTAAGTTGTCAGATTGTTTTGTAGAACCGTTGTTCCCTGACTTGTTTTCTTGTGCCGCGATGCGAGCACGAATTTCTGCTAATGATGCCATAATAATATTTCCTTATAAATTGAGATGGTCTCGTTTTTAATATTCGCTGTCTCCCTATGAGACAACTAACATATGAGATAGTTTAGCACACTTTTCTCTAATGTCAATAGTATTTATGCCAGATGTGGTAAACCGCACAAAAAAGTGCGGTTTAATTTACCCTTTTTACATTCCAGAAAGTTTTTTGATTCTAGATAGTTCGGCATTTTCGTTTGTTGACTTAGGATAGAGTTTAGCCAGTCGTTGTGTTTCATCTGGTCTAGGGCCATGGTCAGGATCGGGCATGTCATAACCCAATTTGTCTTTGATGTTGTTGATAACACCCGGGGCAGTACGATCTATGTATTTTTGTTGCCCAGCAGCGTCCCATCCACCTGCCTTTGATCCGGGAGTCCAACCATACTTGTCGGTCAATGGAGCTTTATAGTTTTTAACATCTGGAGCGCCTGTGTTGGGGATGCTTTCTGGACCAGTACCAATTGGCCCAGCTGGTTGACGAGGACCCCCAGGACCTATACCAAAATCGTCGGCTTCCGCCACACCTTCTTCCATCTCAATGTCAGATTCATGGCTACCGTTGTGCTGGCGACCGAATTCATCAGGCTCAGGTCCATATCCACGGACATCAACTCTAACTGGACGTTGTGAATTGCCAGATACATCTACATTTGTTACTGGAGAATAAGGATTATCTTGACCTCTTCCTAAAGGTGATAGTGGTAACGGGCCAACATCAGTACCTTGTGAATTGCCAGATACATCTACATTTGTTACTGGAGAATGAGGATTATCTTGACCTCTTCCTAAAGGTGATAG